GTGTACCACCTGTTGTATGCCTACCTTGAAAAGCTACTATATTACCTGATATGTCACGAATTGGAAATACTATTCTACCCACATGGTCATTATGTGAGTGTTGAAAAGCCTCGAACTTCTTATAAGTTTCTGGGCGAATGTCTCTCCAATTCCCTATATACGGCAATCTATTTTGAGGAAAGGACAAACCAACACTTTCGGAGCGTTTTTGTATAATTTTCTTTTTAAAAAGGTCTCTCTGTTGTTGTAGTTGGTTTGCCCTTTCCCCAAAATGATTGAATAGGTTACCTTTATATCCACACGAAAAACAATTAAAAATGCCAGTAATCTGGTCGATTCTCATACTAGGGTTTTTATCAGCATGTTCGGGGTTAAGACATCTTACTAAATAATCTGCACCCTTCTGCATGAAGTAAATATTCTTCTCTTGTAGTATTCTTTCTATTTCCATTAAGCCCTTTCGTGGGGTTTATAATCTGATTCTTCTTCTTGACCGTCTGCATTCAAGTCAAGCATGTTTCGTACTTTCTTTCTGTAGCTCTCTATGAACTCCAGAATTTCTTCTGCTTCTTTACTTGTTTCTATTTCTTTTGCTTTTTTCATGGTGATATTATACTAAAATTTAACTTAATTGTCAAGATATATTTTTACAGGTCGTTTATGTCTTCGTCAGTTTTTTGATCATTTGCTTCTCTCTCCTTAGGAGTTAAAGCAGATTCTGGGCCAATTTTTAATGTTTCCCAGTCCATTGTAGAGGTAAAAGAACGCATAGCGGCTGCTCTCATTTTTACACACGTAAAGGTCATACAACCATCTTCTTGTTCCCATGGTTCCATGGAATAGGCTGCGTCAGCAGCGTCAAGAATACCTTTAGCGAATCGAGCCTCACCGCTAGCGTCTGTTTGGTACGGCGAGAATATGGGGGTTTCAAATTCTTGCGCCATGCTCTTCAATGCCTTACTAACTTCTATTTGTTCTGTCCAGTCGTACTGCCCTCCACGAGAAGGCATACTAGATCGCTTAACTTGATTGATATAGTCGACGATAACTACGCCCACATCCATCTTACTTTTAATTTTTTTATCAAGTTCAGAGCGTATCTTGGAGATAGTAAGAGAAGGATCATAAACTACATCTAACTGTTGAGTTGGGAGAAGCTCACAAGTAGATTTTAGTTTATCATGTAACTTTTCAAAATCTCGATGTTCTCGATACTCTGCAAGTCGTTCTTGGCTATCTTGATATCGGGCAGCCCACCAACTAGCAACCTTATCCCATTCCGTTACGTTAAGATTTTTAGTACGGAGACGTGAGAAAGGTACTTCAGTTGCAATCGAACAACACCGTTGCAGTATCGCTCGACTATCCATCTCAATAGTGAAATAGATTGCAGACTTACCAGAATTATAGACATTATTAGCAATATTAGAGCAGGTAATAGATTTCCCCGCCCCTCGGCGACCGCCTACGAGGATCAAGTCTCGGGGGGAGAACGAAATCTCGTAGTCATTGTCGGTGTTTAAGCCGAGGGGAAGGTACTTTCCTAACTCCTCATCAGGTTCGAACAAGGTAATACGTTGCATACTTTCTTGCGGTTCTTGAAGGTCTACTTTATTTTCGATATCAAGAACAATCTGATGTAGGTGGCCTACAGATTCCTCTGCATCCTCAAAGGACATAGAGTTATCAACGTAGTCCTCAAGTGACAGTAGTATCTCTTTTTGAGTATACTCATTTTTCAAATACTGAAGAAGCATATATGCGTCAGCATCTACTTCAATAGCATCTATGGCGTAGAGCAGTTCCTTAGTGGCACCGTCTCTTAGCTCAAACTTAAGGTCTTCAAACGTAGGGAGTCTATGAAATTTTTCACAGTGCTTATCTATCTCAGAAAATAATCTGTGGTAGGCTGTGGGCAAATAGTGCTTACGCACTGATGACCAAGATTCAAAATCTTGCACATCTAAAACTTGCTTTATAAAAGCACTTGCAATGTTCAATGATTCCCCCGAACGAAAATGTAGCCAGAGCAACCCCTTGCCCTAGCTACATGGATGTACTACTTTTTAGGAAGCAGCAGCTTTTTCTTTCTTTGCAGCTCCATCGTAATCTGACGCTGTCAGTCCACGACGAGTCAACATAGTTTTGACACCTCTGGCAGTTTTACCGATTGTCTCTGCAATCGATTCTACCGTCATTTCAGTTACATCGCCCAGGTCAGCCAAAGGATCTTCTTTTGCTGAGCCTTTTGTATGCTCCTGACGGGGGATAGCGTCAATTTCGCCGGAACGAAGAAGGCTAAGAGCCTTACCACGAATACTGTTTACAGTACGGTCTAACTTAGCTGCAATTGCTTCCACAAAAGAGCCAGAGTTAACCATATCTACGAAGATTACTTCTTCCTCGGGGGAATAAGTTCTTACAGTCTCCACTTTGGGAGCAGCTTTAACATGGCCAGTAAGTTCCATAGAAAGAATCTTACCTTGAATAGATTTAGGACTAAAAGCCCCAGATTCAAAGTGAGATGCAATCTCTGCGTATGTATACTCTCCGCTATTGTCTGTGACAAAAGCAGATAGTGTAGCTTCTTGAGAATCACTGAAAGCGCGTACGCTTTTAGCGGAAGCAAGTTCTACTTCAAAACCCATTTTACGCAGTTTGCTAGAAACTGACCGTGTAGTAGTCTCAAGTTGGTCTGCGGCTTCTGCTACAGTTACTTGAGAAATTGGTACTTCATCACCGACGAAATTAGTGAGCTCGTCAGTACGCTCATCAGTCCACTTAGGCAGTGTTGCCATTTGTATCTCCTATAAATTCTAATAGATTAGTTACTATTGTTATGCCAGACTCTCTGGCTTTTTTTGTTTTAGCAGATTCTATTCCACTTTCATTAACTAGAATAGTTACATCTTTTGTTACAGTATTCTTAATAGCATATCCTCTAGCTGACAGCGCCATTGTCGCCTCAGCTTTAGTTTTAAAACTTGTTAGTTTCCCACTAATACATACTGTATCAAGAGTTTCTGTTACTTTTTTAGGCTTCTCAAACTTAAATATAAACGGTAGAAACTCTAAGTTATCTTTCCATTCGTTCTCGTACCAATCCATTAAACTTTCAGTAGTCTTAGTTCCAAGACCCGCGTCACGACATTTGCCCATGCTAAGCTCTTCGAGATAGCTAATTATTGTGGACAATTTCTCTGTTGCGGTCTTTCCGACTAAAGGTATACTAAAAGCGGGTAATAGCTGGTTTAAGGTAGCCTTCGTACTGTGTTCAATTTCTATAAAGAGCTTATCTGCAAGCCTTTTCGAGGAGAGAGCAATCTTTGTAAGATCATAGTCAAGCATATAAATATCCCTTAAGGAAGTAAGTGCTAGTTTTTCTATAGTCTTAGGGCCAAGACCTTTAATCTTTATGGTCTTAGCAAAATGCTCAATTTGTTTACTGATTTGTGCTGCACACTCAGTGTTTTCACAAAACAGTAAATCGTTTCTCCACGCAAGAACAAAACCACACGAACTACAAGTAGTGGGGGCTAATATCGCTTGCATTGGTATTCCTCTGAAATTGAAAGTATATTATATATAATTTTAAGATTATTGTCAAGAATTATTTTTAGTTAACTCGTCGGACAATACGGGGGATTATTTCACCACTCCTTATGACTTCGACACTACAACCAATTTCTAATCCTAACTCCTCAATGTACTGCATATTATGTAAGGTAGCTCGGGAAACCTGTGCATCTCCAATCATAACTGGCTCTAGTTCTGCTACAGGTGTTACCACACCAGACTTACCAGTTTGCCAAACTACATCTAGCAGTTTGGTTACTACTCCTTCCTTTTGTTCTTTTAACGCTATAGAACCTCTGGGGTGGTGTGAAGTAAAACCCTCCTCTTCCCACTCTTGTAAGTTATCCAGCCTAAAAACTTTACCATCCGTAGGGTAATCAGTAGCGTCGAATGTAAGATCAGTATGAAAGCCTAAGCTATCACAAAAATCCATTTTACTACTCCAGAACTTAGGAGGATTTATGTAGTGACCACAACAGGCGTCTGGTCGTATATCATGT